ACAATATTTTAGTTTCATCTGTTGGTATATTTACGTCATTTGAAAATGTTGCAGTTGCTGCAACTAATCCAGGTTATATTAAAATTGGAAATGAAATACTTTCTTATACTGGAACATTGGGAAGTAATTTGACAGGTATAGGTAGAGGGGTTGATGGCACTATTCCTGAAAGTCATTCTGTAAATGATGCTGTATTTAAATATGAACTATCAGGTGTTTCTCTGAGAAGAATTAACACACAACACAATTTAAATGAAGTAACTGTCTCAAATCCAATTTCTTTGGACTCTTATCATGTTAAAGTTGGATTATCAACAAATGGCACAGATAGAACAGGTTCTGGTGCATTACCTGCTCTTAAATTTACAACTTCCAATTCAGTTGGTGGTAAAAATGGCAGAGCAACATATAATCTTCCATTCTCACTTGCCATTCCATCAATATCAAAAATTACACCTACTGGTACAACAATATCAGCACAAATGAGAACAATTTCTGAAACAAGTGTGAGTGGAAATGAGTCTCCATTCATAGATCAAGGATTTGAAGATGTAAATCTCAATAACTCAAATTATTTTGATTCCTTAAGAATGGTTTCCTCTAGAATTAATGAGACAACTTTCTTAAGTGCTTTGCCTGGTAGTAAGTCATTGACTTTAAACCTTGAATTTGCAACTCAAAGTCCTGACTTAAGTCCAGTTATTGATTTAGATAATGCATCTATGAAATTAATTTCAAATAGAGTTAATTCTGAAGTATCTAATTTTGCAACTGATTTCAGAGTTGCAACTGTTGCTGATGATCCAAGTAATTTCATTTATGTAACAAAGAGAGTAGACTTAGCAAACCCATCTACAGCACTTAAAGTAATTTTTGATGCATATTTGACTCAACCAAATGATATTAGAGTTTTCTATGCACTTAATCAAGAAGTTCCATTATCTGAAACAGTCTTCATTCCTTTCCCTGGATTTGGAAATGTTGATTCTTCAAGACCTGGTGTTCCAATTGATCCTGCTGCCAGTAATGGCACTTCAGATGTTGAATTGAAAAAAACTGATTCCTTTGATCCAAATCCAGGTGATGTCTTGTTTAGAGAAATGCAATTTACTGCTGACAAGTTACCTTCATTCAATAAGTTTAGAATTAAGATTGTTGGAACAAGCACAAACCAAGCAATAGCACCTCTTATTAAAAATCTCAGAGTTCTTTCATTAGCATAATGACAATATATAGAGTAAAAGACCATAATGGTCTTGTTAAAAACACTGAAAATAATTCCATAGTTAATGAAAATAAATCTGAATTTCAAAGTTACATTGAAAACAGAAAAAGATTGAGTTCTCAAAATGAAAAAGTTGATGAACTTGAACAAAATGTTCAAGAAATGAAAAATGATCTAAATGATATTAAAGACCTTCTTAAAAAGTTAGCAAATGGCCAATAATAAAATAACATTTAATCCAGATACTGGTGTGGCATATGGTGTGAATCTTGTTATCAATCAAGGTGCTGACTTTAGATCATCTTTTCACATTACACAAGAAAATTCTGGTGATTTTGATTTATCAGACTATACTTTAAAAGGAAAACTTAAAAAAAGTGTATCTATTGGTTCATCTTCAGGTGGTGTAACAAATTTTACAACTGGTATCACTAGTGCCACTGAAGGTAAGTTTGCTCTCACATTGACAGACACAGTTACTTCAACATTAAAACCTGGTAGATATCATTTTGATTTAAATGCTCAAATAAGCACTGGATCTACTGTTTACAAAATGGCATCAGGAAGTGTAATTGTTGAAGGAGGTCTTGATATATCCTAAATACTAAAAAGATGATAGTGTATAATGGCACAACCAAGCACTAGACAAGGACTGGTAGACTATGCTCTAAGGCAATTAGGAGCTCCTGTGGTGGAGATCAATATTGCTGATGAGCAGATTGACGACTTGTTGGATGATGCCATTCAAACATTTCATGAAAGGCATTATGATGGAGTGGTTCAAACATTCTTGAAATATAAAGTTACTCAGGATGATATTGATAGAGGTAAGGCAAGACCATCTGTAGCATCAGGATCAGGTGTTCACACTGGAATTAAAGAAACAACTGCAAGTGACACATACCCTGAAGGTGCAGAAACTGTAACTTGGTATGAGAATTCAAACTTCATACCAATCCCCCCTGCTGTAATTGGAATTAATAAAGTTTTTCAATATGATGACGCTCAATCAATTAGCGTCAGCAATATGTTTAGTTTTAAATATCAATTATTCTTAAATGATATTTACTACTGGGGCAGCACTGATTTGCTTGCATATTCAAGTGCAATGACATATCTTGAGTCATTGAATTTTTTATTAAATACACACAAACAAATTAGATTTAATCAAAGACAAGACAGACTTTACCTAGATGTTGATTTTAGTAATATTTCAGTAGATCAATTTATTGTCATTGATTGTTTTAGAACTTTAGATCCAAATGATTACGCAAGGGTTTATAATGATCCATTTTTAAAAAGATATTTCACTGCTCTTATGAAAAGACAGTGGGGTCAAAACTTAATTAAATTCCAGGGTGTTAAATTGCCTGGTGGTATTGAGTTTAATGGAAGACAACTTTATGATGATGGACAGAGAGAGCTTGATGAGATAAAACAACAGATGTTAAGCACTTATGAAATTCCACCTTTAGATTTAATAGGTTAATCATGGTTCTTAATTCCTACTTCTTAAATGGTTCTAAAGGTGAACAGGGTCTAATTCAGAGCCTTGTTAATGAACAATTGAAAATGTATGGGATTGAAATATATTATATCCCAAGAATGTATATCAAGAAAAACACTGTCATTAGAGAGGTGATTTCTTCTCAGTTTGATAGTGCTTATCCATTGGAGGCATATCTTGATAATTATGAAGGATATGGTGGTCAGGGAACTGTTTTATCAAAGTTTGGTATTCAAGAGCAAGATGACCTGACACTAATTGTGTCAAGAGAAAGATATGAAAATTATATTAGTCCACTTATTGAAAATAAAGTTAATGTTGAATTATCAACCAGACCAAAAGAAGGTGATTTAATATACTTCCCACTTGGTGATAGATTATTTGAAATTAAATATGTTGAACATGAATTACCTTTTTATCAACTTAAGAAAAATTATGTCTATACATTAAGATGTGAGTTATTCAGATATCAAGATGAAAACCTTGATACTGGTGTTGAAACAATTGATGATGAGATTGAACAAATTGGTTATATTAAAACACTACAGTTAATTGGTGTTGCAACCACTGCAACTGCATCAATTACTGGTATTTGTTCTGGCGCTATCAGCAGTATTAATATTACAAACATGGGTGGTGGTTATACATCAACTCCTGTTGTTGCCATATCATCAGCACCTGCAGGTGGAATTGATGCAGAGGCAGTTGCTTTCTTTTCAAATGAATTTGTTACATGTGATGGGACAAAGAGTGGAACTATATCATCAGTTCATTTGTCAAACCCTGGTTGTGGATACACTGTCAAACCTCTTATCACAATATCTGGAGGTAATGGTAAAGGTGCTACAGCTGAGGCTGTTGGTATTGCATTGACTGGTGGTATCAAACCAATAACAGTCACAGATGGTGGTAGTGGATATGTAACACCACCAACTGTTGGCATATCAACTCCAGTTCATGTTGGTGCTGCAGCAACTGCAACAATTGATATTCCTGTCAGTGTTGGTGCTGGAGCAAGTGTCATTGATACCACCATTAGTGTTGGTATTGCTACTTATCTTTTCCCTGGTGGAACTACAGGTGGTGTTTTCTATAAAACTGCACCAACAGTTACATTCTCTGCTCCAACAGGATCAGGCAACAATGCAACTGCAACGGCAACTATTCAAGATATTGCAATAAGTGGTGGTAGAGTTGATTCTTTATCAATCAGTAGTGAGGGTAGGTTCTATTCCTCAGCTCCAACAGTAACAATAACTCATCCAGGAACATCAGCAGCTGAAGCTACAGTTGATATTGGTGGAGGTGTTAATGGTTCAGCAATCAACCCATCACTGACAGCTTTCTCTACCACAGGAAGAGCATATACAAGTGCTCCAACTGTAGCAATTACCACATCTGGAACAATGGATGCTCCATCTATTGTCGCTGTTGGCATTGCCACAATTCACCCAATCACAGGCATTGTTACTGCAGTTTCGTTTGACCCAGCAGATCCATGGGCAGTTGGAACAGGAGCAACTATTGGATTTGGATATACTGTTGCACCTAATATCAGTTTCTCTGGTGGTCCCTCACCAGTTCAAGCTACAGCAACTGCTACAATTGGTGCTGCTGGTTCAGTCACATCACTTTCTATTGGTAATAGTGGATTTGGTTATATTTCAGCACCAACAGTATCCATTTCAGCACCTGCAGGAGTTACAACTGAGTTTACAGCAACTGGTATTGCAACAATTAGATTTAACTCTATCTCCACTACTGGAACACTTGCAGCTACATCTACATCAATCACTGGCATCAACACAATTGGTATGATAATTGGTGATAGAGTAAGACTTGGTATTGGATATAGTGATTCTCATAATTTTATACCAGAGGGAACTTTTGTAAGTGGGATTGGTGCAAGTTCAATAACACTTAACCAGGCAACGACAAATGTTGGTGTACACACCACATTGTTTGAGGTTGGTATTGATCAATGTGGTATTGTAACTGGAATTAATCTTACATTTGGTGGAGGAGGATATCTTAGCCCACCAACAGTTACCATCTCAAATGATTCTCAGTTTAAGAATTATGTTGATATTCAACCAGGTGTTGCAACAGCAATTGGAGTAGCTAATACAAATGCTGCTGGCATAGTTACAAGTGTAACAATCATAAACAGTGGTAGTCAATATGTGTTAACACCAACCATTACAATTTCAGCACCTGATTCTACAAGCACTGGATCATTTGTTTTCAATGAAGCTGTAAATGGGCAGACCTCTGGCACATCAGCAGTTGTCAAATCCTATGATGCTGTTAATAATGTGCTTGAAGTTTCACAAATAGATGGAATATTTACACCAGGTGAAATTATATTAGGTGCAACCTCTGGTGCCAGACATGTGTTAAAATCACAAGAGGAATTTGATACTGTTGATCCATTTGCTGATAATGACACAATTGAAATTAATGCAGATGATATTATAGATTTCAGTGAGAAGAATCCATTTGGAATGCCTTAGTTAAAATATTGTTAAATAGTAATACGAACAAAAAAATACTATGTTTGAGTATTTCTATAACGAAATTTTTAGATCTGTAATTATATCTTTTGGTTCACTCTTTAATGGACTTGAGATTCAGCACAAAGATAGCACTGATGACACTGAAAGTGTCATTAAAGTCCCTTTGGCATATGGTCCTACACAAAAGTTTTTAGCAAGGATTGAACAACAAGCAGATTTGAATAAACCAGTTCAAATGACTCTGCCAAGAATGTCATTTGAGTTCAATGGTCTCCAGTATGACCCTGGTAGAAAAACAACTCAAACACAGACATTTGTAATTAAAGATCCAACCACTGGACAACCCCAAAGTAAGTCATATTTACCTGTTCCTTATAATATGTCTTTTGAATTGTCAATTATGACAAAATTAAATGATGATGCCCTTCAAATTATAGAACAGATTTTACCTTACTTTCAACCAGTTTATCATCTACCAATTAAGTTTTTAGGAAACTTAAATGAAAAAAGAGATGTAGCAATCCAATTGGATTCTGTGTCAATGGAAGATGATTATGAAGGAAATTTTGATACAAGAAGAGCTCTTGTATATACTTTAAGATTTACTGCAAAAGCATATCTGTTTGGTCCTCAATCTAATGTCACCAATGAAATCATTAGAAAAACTCAGGTTGGTCTTATTGCTGGAAATAGAGGGACAGGTACATACTCAAGAGATCTGACATATACTGTTGTTCCAAAGGCAACAAAAGATTATGATGGTTCTGAGATAACACAACTTGCTGAAAACATTGATTTGACAGAAACTAAAATTACTGTTGAAGATGGTACAAAAGTAACCAATAATACTAATATCTACATTGGTGATGAAAACATGTTTGTCACTAAGATTTCTGGTAATGATTTGTCTGTCAAGAGGGCACAAATGAATACCACTCCACAAGAGCATGTGCTTGGAGCAGCTGTCTTTAGCATCACTGAAGCAGATAATGCATTTATAGAAATTGGTGATGACTTTGGTTTTGATGGTACTGTATCATGAATGAAGACATGATTGACATTACTCCTATTGGTAAGGAGAAACCTGCACACTTGACTAAGTGTGATGTGGAGAAAGACTATGAGTATACAAGAGGAAATTTATACTCTATCATTGAAAAAGGTCAAGAAGCAATAAATGGTATTCTTGAATTGGCACAAGAGAGTGAAATGCCAAGAGCATATGAGGTAGCAGGTCAACTCATTAAAAATGTTGCTGATGCTACTGACAAACTTATGACTCTTCAGCAGAAATTAAAAGATGTGAATGAGGAACAAACAAAAGGTCCTACAAATGTAACCAATGCATTGTTTGTTGGATCTACTGCTGAACTACAAAAACTTCTAAAGGACAATTCAAATAAATAGATCAAAGGGAGAGAAATCCCAAAGTATAGGATACTAATACCAATGTCACACAAAGAAGGTGAAAATTTACCGTCAGTTAATGATTTTTTAGAAAATCAAGAGGATTTACCTTCTTTGGAAAGTTTTAAGGAAGAAAACCTTCCATCACTAGAAGAATTTGTCACAACACCTAAAGAAGAAGACTCTGTAACCATTGAAGATGCAAATGGTGAGTCATTTTTAGAGGTAATAGATGTAGTAAAAGCACCAGAATGGCAAGAATTAGTGCGTCTTGTCAATGATGTAAGAAAAGATATACCTGAAATACCTGAAATTAAGTATTATGATGAAGAGTTAGAGCAGTTAGGGCAAAAAATAAGAGAAATTCAAGATAATGTCTCATTTTTTGACCAAAAAAGTTCAAAAATTGGTGATTTAGACTCAAATATTTCTGAAATTTGGGAAAAATTACCTGAAATTGAGTCAAAAATCCCAGAAATACCTGAAATCAAGTATTATGAGGGTGATATTGAGTATATTTACAAAAAAATTGACCTTATAAAGGAAGAAATTGCAACTCTTCCAGAGGTTAAGTACTATGAAAATGATCTTGAAGAGTTAAAATCAAAAATAAATGATGTAAAAGAGTCAATCCCAACTTTTCCTGACTGGGTAAACAAAGTTGAAGAGGTTCCTGATTTTTCTTGGATTGGCAAAACCTTTAGTGTAATTGATGATGACTTTAATAAGGTGCAAGGACACCTTGATTTGATAAAAGAGAAAATTGATTTAAGAGTTTCAGAGTTAAATGAGACTATTGAGACAAAAGATTTTGAATTAAAAGTTGATGTAAAGAATATAATTGAAAATCATCAAGAAGTAAAGAAAAATATTTACAATGAACTGAAGGAAACTTCATTAAGAGTTTGGGAGCATCATAAGGAATTTAAAGATGATGATAGAAAATTAAAAAAAGCAATTTTAAGTGAGCAAAATAATTTAAAACAATCACTTGAGAAAGAGATAAAAAGAATTAATCAGGAGAGTGTTGATACTGATGAAACTCTCCTTAAATTTTTTACTGAACTAAAAGAAGAAGTAAATAATTTACCTCAAGTAAAATATTATGAAGATGATATTGAGGAAATAAGAAGAGATGTAAAAGATGCAATAAAAGGGATAAATGACTTAAATGCAGAATTGCATGTTTTAAGAAATACCATAAAGGAAGAGCAAAAACAACTAAGTGAGCAATACCTTTTAAATGAACCTCCTGGTGAAAAAGAAACTGCTGGAGGTCAAACTGATCCATTAACACCAATGGATCAGAAATTTGCTACATTAGATGATTTATCAAATCATTATAGATTATTCATTAATAGAATAACAACTCAACTTGCTACCATGGGTGGTGGTGGAGCAGGGTTTATTAAAGACCTTGATGATGTTGATATCTCTGGTCTTGAAGATGGATATATTCTTCAATATGAAGCATCTACTTCAAAATGGAAAACAGTTGAAAATGCTGGTACTGGGGTTGGTGGCACTTGGTTTTCAAATGATGTAGGTGTATCAACAACTAGAATAGTTGGTATAAACACAACTACAGCAAAAACAGGAAAATCATTATTTGTTGTTGGTGATGTTGAGTTTGATGGCAACCTATCAGTTGCTGGAACAATTACTAAACATGATATTATCAATCTAGATTCCATTGGAATTGTTACAGCAAGATCTGGAATTCACATATCATCTAATGGATTAGAATCATCAGGAATATCTACATTTAATACTGGAGTTGGAACAATCCACATAGGTGTGGGAAATACAACTTTACTTGTAGATGGTGATGCAAGAGTAACTGGAATTCTTACAGTTGGATCAAGTTCTATTACATTAGATGGATCTAATGATTCAATTAATGTTGGAACAGCAATCACAATTAGTGGTGCTACTGGAAAAATTACTGCAAGTTCTTTAGAAGTAACTGGTATTGCAACAGTAAATTCCTTAGAAGTATCTGGAATTACAACAGTTGCATCTTCATCATTAGGTGTAGCAACCGCAACTTCTTTAGAAGTAACTGGAATTGCAACAGTTTCAACTGCATTTTATATGCCTCAATATACAACATCTGCAAGGGATGCAGCAACTTTTGCTGAGGGTGCAATGATATATAATACAACAACTAAAAAAATGGAGTTCTACAATGGAACTTCTTGGCAATCACTCCCAGGCATGTCTCTTGGACTTACTGTAGCACTGGATGGATAATGAAAACATTTAAAAATTTCATTTTAGAAACACCAACCAATCATGGTAACACTCCTGGAAACAGTGGTGCCTTTGGAAATGACTCATCTTCTTCTGGTCCAGTTCCAGGAATAGATAAGAGATTATTTCCGACTGATGATGATTTATTGTCACAAGATTTTCAAACAGCAGGTGAATCTGGTCAAAATAGATATAATACTTTTTCATCAGTTTATCCTGTAATGAAGGTCACTCTTGGTGATAATATGGGTGATGGTCCATCAATTGATGCAATGGTTTCAGCATCAAAAGAATTTGTGAATAAAATGGATGAAGGAAATTATAATAGAGTAAGGAAAAACTTTAGAATGTTTGCAGAGGAATCAAATCCTCGTATTCCTAGAAAGAAGGGGCAACCTGCAAATTCTAAGAAGCACTCTGATCTTTATACTGATGAGAATCCCAAGGGAACTATTCATGGTTTAGGATTTAAAGATGTTGCCACTGCTAAAGCATCTGTTTCTAAGATTCGCAATTCATCAAGATCTCATGCTCACAAGATCCAGGCAGCAGTTGCTATGGAGCAGAGAGCAAGAGAAATGGGCAAAACTTCAGAAGCAGCAGTTTATAGAAAATTCATCAATATGATGAAAAAGAAAACAAAATCAATGAAAAAAGATTAAATTGATAAATATAGGCGCAGTTGATTCAGTATCATGAAACCTTATCTCAAATGGACAGTCATTAGTGTTGGTAGTATTGTAGCAATTGCCCACATTGGTATTCTTGGTCATTTAATTAGAGAACCTGGAGTTTCTCAAGTTCCAACAATTAACATTCCACGTGGTCCATATTCATCATATAAAATAAGAGCAGGAAAAGATGGATATGAAATTGAATATCGTGCTAATGATCCAAAAACTCTAACATCTGAAAGATCACTTGATCTTAAAGAATCTAAAAAAGGTTTCTTTGGTGGTAACAGAACAATAGATAAAACTGAATATAGAAGAGATGAATACACAGCAGAAGGTGCTAAAAACCTTGGGAGAGTATCTGATGAGGGAAAGTCCGATGCGAAAAGCGCAGAGTGCATAGCGGCGGACGCTGGCGCACGGAGTCAAGGTGCAATGGCAGGAACTAGCATTGCTGCTGGTGTGGCAGTTCCTGCTGTTGCAAGCATTCCCTATGTTGGATGGTTGGCATCTGGATGGGCTTTATTACTTGGACAAAATCTTGGTTCTGAAGCAGGATCCACTGTCAATTCTTTAATGAGTGATTGTTAATAAATAGATTATAAGACTCTCTCCTTGGCAATGTCTGAAATTCAAAAAGAAGATTTAAGAAAATGGTTTGGATCTGGTCCTGAAGGTGGTAAAGGTGGTGGTGGATGGGATCGCTACAACACCAAAGGTGAAAGAATTGGAAAATGTGCTAGAGGTGAGGGTGAGGGTAAACCCAAGTGTCTGTCTAATGAAAAGGCAGCAAAAATGTCCAAGGCAGAAAGAGCAGCTGCTGTAAGACGTAAAAGAAGAGAAGACCCAGTAGCAGACAGACCAGGCAAAGGAGGTAAACCAATCATGACATCTAACAAAATCAAAGAAGGAAAGGGTGATCCTTGCTGGGACACTCACAAGCAAGTAGGAATGAAAAAGAAGGGTGGTAGAATGGTTCCAAATTGTGTGCCTAAGAATGCTAAAGAAGAGCATTCTCCCCTGGTTCAAAAAATTCTTGAGAGAATTGAAGGAGAAAGAGAACTTCAAACTCTTGAAGAAAAAAATGTACCCACCAAACCTGCACTTTGGTCAAAATTTAAGGCACAAGCAAAAGCAAAGTTTGATGTATACCCTTCAGCATATGCTAATGGTTGGGCTGCAAAGAAATACAAGGCAGCAGGTGGTGGATGGAAGTCTGTGAGTGAGGAGGTTGAGATGACAGAAGAGTCAAAAAAGTCTGGGATGGAGTGCAAGAGCACTCCAAAAGGAAAAAAGGACAAAGTTGAAGTCAATAGAGATGATGTCCAAGGTGATGGAGATATGAGTGAATCTGTAAGAATTCCTGCACAAACAGGAAATGTATACAGTGTTATTTTTTCATGGAGAGCAAAAGTTTACATGATTAAACTGTTCTTCCCTGAAATTAGAAAACCTAAGAGGGATGAAGTTCAGGATGCTATTCAGAAAATATATCCTGGATCTATAATCAAATCATATAATTTATCATCATTTCAACCAGGTGAACAATTCCTAAATGCTGGTGTAAGAGAAGAAGTCCAGAAAGAAGGATATGGTGCTCCTGGACACAACCCTGGTGCTGGTGAGAAGTCTATTGAGAGGACTAAAGCATTTATGAAGAAAAAGGGTATGAAGGGTGCTCCAGGTCTTGATGCAATGGCTGCTAGAAAGGCAGAACACGAAGCAAGAAGAGGAGTGAAGAAAGAAGAGGTTGAAAATGTAGATGAGGCTGCAGCATGGACAAAAAAGTCTGGAAAGAATCCAAAGGGAGGATTGAATGAAAAAGGTAGAAAGTCGTATGAACGTGAAAACCCAGGAAGCGATCTTAAAGCACCTTCAAAGAAAGTTGGGAACCCTCGTAGAAAGAGCTTTTGTGCGAGAATGAAAGGAATGAAGAAGAAGTTGACTTCTTCTAAAACTGCTAATGATCCAGATAGCAGAATCAATAAATCACTTAGAGCTTGGAACTGCTGATTAACTTATGTCTGATAATGTATATCTTGGCAATCCTAATCTAAAAAAAGCAAATACACAAATTGAATTTACTGAAGAAAATATTCAGGAATTCATTAAGTGTAAGGAGGATCCTGTTTATTTTGCTCAAAATTATGTAAAGATTGTGACTCTTGATCATGGTCTACAACCATTTAAGACCTATGACTTCCAAGAAAGACTCATCAATAATTTTCACACTAACAGATTCAATATCTGTAAAATGCCAAGACAGACTGGTAAAAGTACTACAGTTGTGTCTTATCTTCTTCATTATGCGGTTTTCAATGACTCTGTTAACATTGGCATACTTGCTAACAAAGCAGCAACTGCTAGGGAACTTTTAGGAAGATTACAAACTGCGTATGAAAACCTTCCCAAATGGATGCAGCAAGGTATCATATCATGGAATAAAGGTTCACTGGAGTTAGAAAATGGCAGTAAGATATTGGCAGCTTCTACATCTGCAAGTGCTGTCAGAGGCATGTC